GAATCACCACTCGCACCTAGCGTTAAGCTAGTACCTGATTGTGGTTCTAAGTTATCTACAAATATTGTTCCCATTATAAACCTATTAATTTATATCCAAAAAACAAACCACTTTCAGCTTTAGCTGTTATACCATCACTACCATTATTATTCCAAGAGGCGTGTGTTTCAACATAATCACCTACTGATAAATTTAAAACCATTTGATTCACATGAGTAAATCTGACTAAATCCATGGCGTTGTCTTGAGGATGAGATTGCTCTCCATCTAAATGAGTAGGATCACTACCATTGACTCTTATTCTACACTCTGTGTAAATACCGTTTGTTCCAGAATTAACCATGTGCACTCTAGTCCATATTAAATAATATCCAGCATGTCCTGAGGGCACAGTAAAACGATAATTTGATGTGTCATAAGCTGAGTTGCTATCTAAAATTTCAGTGTTAAAAGGCATTTTTGTCATAACATTATCACTCATGGATTGATCCCCACTCATATAAGTTACAAAAGCTGGTTTATTTACCGCAAGTGTTTGCGAGGCTCCACTGGCTAAAGCAATCGTGTCACCACTCTCTCCAAGTGTTATTGTGCTACTACCTGAAATAGGTTTTACGGTATTTACTTCAAGTGTGCTCATACGACTGTAAGATTACCCTCCACTGTGACGGTTCCTGTAAATGTTACAGGTCCTGCTAAGAATGCGTTATCGGTTGATGCTACTGTGGTTGTAGCAGTGATAGTTTGTAAGTTTTCAAAGACACCATTGAAAGATGTCATCATGCTCGGTTGAATACTATTAGCACCTGGTGTGTTTTGATCGCTCAAAACATTACTTAAGAAAATAACAAAACAAGCATCACTACTTGCTAGTGCAGTTGTAAAAGTTATTTGTCCTCCGTTTACAGTATAATCTGTTGTAGGTTTCTGTCGTACCCCATTTCGTAAAACTGCAATATCTTCAGGAACTGCTACTGTTTGATTTATATTGTATGT